GTCTTCTCTGTAATAAGTGGGATATGTAATAACAGGATCGGGTTCAGTTACTTCAGAAACTACGTCAATAACAGGACTTACGCTTGTGAATAAGCTCATAGTCTTATCAATAATTTCTTTGCCCAAAACTCCTGCAAGTACAGCAAAAACTAATAATAATTTATGATATTTCTTTTGCAGCTCTTTAAGGTTAGCCTCACACGAGCTAGCCGCCTTAGCATCTCGATCTCTACACTTAATACATTCACTCATCTAAAATCCCCCTGTCAGCATCTCCAACGTCTACGTGCTGCACAAATTCTTTTCTTAGGAGTCCTACTACAGCTAATACCATGCATCTTCATTTGACCTGCAGATCGGCTGCAATATGACTTTCTTCTTTTAGCTCTAGCTTTAGAGGGCTTTTTCTCAGTAACCGCAGTCTTTAACTTAGAGCCGGGATTTCTACGACGGTACTCAGCAACGCCTTTCTTGGTCATACCTGCACCCTTAGATGTAGGTCGCTTATGTCCGCTCTTCACAGACATGCCGCTCATACCTTTCTTTTTAGTCATAGCTTATCCCTTCTTCTTTTTCCTTTTAGCATTCCTTTTAGCAGCAGTAATAACATCACCTCTTGTAACCTTGTTATAAGGAGGAGTCATTGCTGCTAACTTTGATTTTTTATTTTTAGGTGCTCTTTTTCTCATTTCTTTTTGCCTCTTTTCTTCTGCCACGAGATTGAGGCAGGACCTTTTTTCTTATTCTTTGCAGAGGTGCACATAGCCTTTGTAGGGCGACAGGCAGGGTATGGTCTTTTGCTGCCGCCCTTTGCTGATTTCCGACCACATGGTTTGCCGGTCTTGCAATCTATCCAGCCCTTACCCTTATTGCGGGAGAACCAGCCATGCAGACCACTCTTCTTCTCTGCACTAAAATTAGCCTTCTTCTTAGCCATTACTTCTTCTTGCCCTTGCTCTTATTGCCCCAGTTTTTTGCCCCAACTTTACGGCATTTAACAAGAGCTCCAGAAGCATATGCACTAGGCCACTTTGTGTATCTAGCTTTTACCTTGTGGTAGCAAGCATCTTTCTTACCACCACTACCTTTTTTTCTAGCCATACCCTGTCTCCAAACTTAAAACTTAACCCTTTCGTTTGCTACGAAGGTTATTTTTCTTTTTCTTTTTAGTATTAGTAGTTCGTGCATCAGCCGTGATACCCGTAGGTCTATTCATACCTGCACTCTTTCTAGCCATCTTCTTTCTTCCGCGCATGTTCCGCCTTCTTTCTGGTAGTAATATAAGTCATAAAATCTTTAGAACAATTGTCGTAGTAGCCCTGCTTATCGAGCATCTCCGAGTACTTGTTCAGTTCCGATAGGCTTTGTATAAATACAAGCCCATATACAAAATCTACATGACATGGTAAATGATCCATGTCATACTCAGGATCCTCAACCTCGTCTTGAGATGCTGATACCATTAAGTATAAATTGTCGTGAGCTAGTGTCTTGTTCCGCTCTTCCGCCCAATCATCTGCATCTTTATCAGACCATAAGTCAGGATCATAAGCAATGCCTACTAAATCATAAGAAGAGTCCCAGTTAGAGATCTCTTCTTCGACAGTAGACGAATCGCCTATAAGTATTTTAGTTTTATTGTCTCTCCAAGCTTTTAACGCAAAGGGACATGGCTTTAAGCCATTGTAAAATTCACTAGGGACATCAAGGTATTCATGAATCCATTGATCAATCTCTTTGTGAATAGCGTCTATATTCATCGCTTTTTAGAACCCTTTGGTGTCTTTTTCATTGGTGAGCTATTCACATACTTCTCAGCACTCTTGCCTTGATAGCTAGTGGTTCGCCCACAGGCACAGGGAAACTTCTTAATCATAAAATTCTCCCAATCCAAAGCTGCAGGTCTTGTAATCTATTGACCAAGAAGTCTGCTACAGTTCTAACAGAGACTTTGATGCCTCCTACAAATCCAATGAGCCCAAGCTCCATCCATTCTACAAATTTAGTAAGCATATTTAGTCCTTCATCTCACCTTCGATCCTCGAAACTTTGTTCTCTAAGGATCTTAATCTTTCTTCTAATGCGACAAGAGCTTTATCCAACCGATCAATTGCATTATCTAATCTAGCTGCAGTGTCATGCATACACTTAAAGACTCCTTGCAGTCTTCCTGCACCCCAAATAACGCCCCCAATAACGGCCACCAACTCTAACCAGTTGTTTAATTCTGAAATATCAACCATGTCTAATCTCTATTTTGTTGAAACATCATTGCTAATAGTAGTAATAACAGTAGTACTACGAAACATAAAGAAGAGTCAGGGTCGATAGTTGGCGGTAGTTTTGGGTTAAGGGTTTCATGCCTTACTTTGGGTATGCTGGAACATCCAGTTACTAATAATAATAGTAATCGCATTATGGTTTAGCACTGCTTGTGCCGAAATAGAACCCAACAATAGCAAGCAGTACTTGACGCAATTCAGGAATAAGAATTACCCCATTGATCTCAGTAAAGATCTTGGTTGTAGGTCCAGTAATCAAACCCCACAGTACGCTAGTACCTTGTACGTCATTCTCTAAGATAACTGGAAGACCCCATAGTGGAGCAAGTAAGGGTAGGAATACTACTGCAAAAAGGATTGCAATAACAATAAACCGTCTTACAAACTTACCAGCCTTAGAAGAAACTCTTGCTGCTGCCTTATCAGCGGACTGATCTGAAGCTTCCCTGATTTTCAGGGAAGTCATTAGTAAGTCTTGCTGATTCTGAGAACGAATAGCTAAGAGTTTCATTACATAGCCAGCTAAGGTGCCGCCTAGTGTAGTTAAAAGCTCTATAGTCACATCAGTCCTCTGAAGACTCTTCTTCTTTTACATCTTTTTCTTGAACCTCAGTTTCAAGCTTACTAATCATATCTTCAATAGCTTCATGATACATACCTAAAACTGCATCAATTTGTACAGTAAGGCCTACCATAAGACTACGATCTCCGGCAGGAGCCTTTGGAGTAATTTCAACTAAGGTTTCTACGCATTTAGCCAAACCATTTAATACGTCTACCACATTTTGGGTGTAGTTAACGCCTTCTTCTTTGACTTCTTGCACTTCTTCAATAACTTCAGACATTTATTTCTCCTTGATAATGCCTCTCTAAAGACCTTAAAGGGGGCCTAAGCCCCCTCCAAGGGCCAAGGAGAGACTAGTTATATGTCTTTTCGCTGTTCTTTTGTTGTCACTAGCTGGGCTACCACGGCATTTGGTGCGTAATAGCCTTTGTTTCTTTGTCGTACTCTTCAGGTCTAAGCAAATGAAGAGCAATAAACTGAGAATCTAAATAGTCATCAGGATCATCAAACCCTGCTTCTATTGCTTTCCTCTTCTTTTCTTCATACTTAGGCTTGACATTGTTCCAAGAGTCTCGATTCTCTTGTCGAATCTCTGCAATCTTACGCTCTAAAGGTAAAGAGCTTTCTAGCACTTTCTTAGCCCATGCTGGACCGCGACCAAAGATACCCCAGATATTATCTGCCGAATCACCTGACACTAACTGGGTAAGTTCAGTCAGTTTGGCTTCTTCTTCTTCGACGTAAACTGGTTGATCTTCTTTTCGAGGATTCCAATGCCATCCAGAAACAGTTCTAAAATCTTTATCAATACCAATACCAACCCAAGAGTCCATAGAGACGAGCATGGAGATGATATCATCTGCTTCAAGTCGATCCATTGCAATGCTTTTCTCCACAGAATCCGAGGCTGACGCATAAGCACATGCGTCACCTAAGAATACTGGTTTTGGTTTGTTGTTTCTATTATCTTTATACAAGGGCCAAAAGGCCTTACGAAAGTTATCTTTCCTGTTGCACGAAAATGCAATGTAAGTAGTATCAAAATTAGAAGACAAGTCCTTTAAGTCATACTCAATGCGGTCTTCTAAGTAGTCATAGCCTTCATTATCTGCATAACAAGCAGCAGTATAAGCTAGCCAATCGCCATCAATCACACAATTCTTCGGGGTCTTCTGGGTCATCTATACCTGTCTCATCCATATAATCTTCTGCAGCCTTGTCGAAAAGATCTCGAAGAGCTTCTGCAATCTCACGATATAGCTCTTCTCGTTCCTCATCACTTAAATCATTTAAGTAAACTTCCTCTTTGTCCGCTGCAGAAATCATTTTAATACCAAGAACAAAAGGAGCTACTAGTTTAATCATCTTATTAAGATCTTCTACTGTAGTCTCATTGTTCAGCCAGTACATGTCATGCTCTACAGGACCATCCCAAGGCATCTTAACGTTAAAAAATCTTTCGATTCGATGTTGTACACCTTGAGTCTTATCTAAACTTTTAGCTAACTTTTCTGATTCGTGATTACGCCAACGGGCTCTAGGATAAGGCAGTCTTTCTCCAGCATATACATGCATAAGCTGACCACCTTGCCTAAGAATCATGTCTACCTCGTTCT